ATACTTCAAACAACAAATATGGAGATAACCCAATCAACTTACCAAATGCAGAAAAAATACCTGCAATAGTTCATGGCAGAAATGATTGGATGCACATCAATAACTGTTTATTCATATCAGCACTTAATTCAACACCTGGAACTTATGAATGGATTAATCAAAAATTTGGTATATCAGGGGATGAAGTAGCAGAAAGTCATTCATATGAAATTGGTTATCAAACACTAATGAGAACTTCATTAAGAAATGGATCTTCAACCCAGCCAGTTAAATTTATTGTGGGAGATAAAAGAACTGCTAATTATCTTGCCCACTCAATTTTTCCTGGTTGTAAAATGAGTTCAATTAATTCAGGTATTAAGGAATTAGGAGATCCAGTTAAAAAAAGAGGAGCACCTATTAAATCAAATAAATTGAGTAATACACAAAGAACTACTCAATTAAGACAAAAAATAAAGGAAATTATGTCTACAAAAAATACCTTATATAAGGTATTAAAAGTAAACAATTTTAATATTAATTTTGAAAAATCCATCACTGAGGATACAATTAAAGAATCACTTGATTGGGTCAACTTTAAGGAAATAATTAAGGATTCCTGGAATATAAAATACAAAACAAAAGAAGAAAACTTCTTATTGAGTGGGTCAGACTTTGATAAAAACAAGTCAACAGAAACAAACAAAGGACTTGAAAATATATTATCCAGTTCAATGCTTATACTTGATTTTGATGATTCACCTATAACAAACAAAGAAATTAAGGATACATTATGGGATTGTAATTGGATATTATATAATTCATGGTCAAATGGAAAAAATTTAGGTAGAAACTTTAGAGTGTTAATTCCTTTTTCAGTTCCAATTGATCCCCAATATTATGGAGATATATGGGATACAATTGTTCATAGATTTGAAGTTCAAGGATATTATGTTAAAAAACATCCAAGAGATAAAGTGCCCACACATTTAATTGATTCAGGTATTGATAAAAGCAAAAGACCAGCTAATTCATTCTTTTATATGCCCAGCTGGCCAGGTTCTGGTAAAAAGTTTCATCACATATGGGAAGAACAATGGAACAGAACTTATTTAGATCCATATAAGATTTTAGACAAAGCAGTTTTAAAAACTGAAACTGTTGAAACACCAGTATACATTAACCCTAAAAGTGATAAATTAAATCAAGTAATTCAACAACTTAAAAATGAAGAACCTGATCCCATAATATTACTTAACAAAAAAGAAAAAACTATAGAAAAAGCAAAAAATAGATGGAGATCAGCAGGGGAAGGTTCAGGTAATAGTGAGTATTTTATCTTGTTTGAAACATTAAAACCACACTATAATAAAATTGAATTAGAAAAGATTATGAAGGAAGAATTGCTTTATGCTAAAAGTCCAGATGATAGAAAAAAACAACTAAAACAATTATTAAAATCAAAATAACTTAGAAAGATAAATAAAATAGGAACTAGACATAGTTTCAACTCCTAATACTTCATAAAACAAAAGCCCCGTATAAAGTAGTGATTATACGGGGCTTAACCATCTTATAATCATCTTATAACCGCCTAATAAATTAAATAAAATATAATATAATCAATAAACTACATAGTTAATATCTAATAATAAGTAATAAATAATAGTAGACCCTAATTAACAAGGAATACTATTATGAATATACAAGGATTTATATCAAACCCCAAAGAAAGACAATATAGATTAGACTTACTTCAAAAAGCAGTTGCTCAAAGAGATAACCCACAACCTATAACAAATATATCCGCATATGAACAATCAAGTCAGGAATATATTATGTGGAATAAAATAGCCCCAACACCAATATTTCATTATAAGGCCACATTACAAGATATCCTTAAGGCAGAAAAATGGGGTAAGGATATAGTACAAATAAAAGATGATAAAAGAAGTAAGGATTCAAAAAGAGGACAATCAAGTGCTCATAGACCCAACAGATATAAAAATTGGGCAACAGGTAAGTTAGGTGAAGTAGCCGCCGCATATTATTTAGACATACCCCCTAAATGGGATTTCACAGCGGTATTAGGACACAAATATGATACAGATATTATATATGATGATTTACACATTCATGTTAAAACTAGAAGAACAGAAATGACAGGCTGGGTGGTAGATCCACTAGACACATTATTTACAAAAACCAAATCAAATGATGTTCTTATGCTAGTAGACTTAACCCCCAACAATGATTTATATGTTAGAGGTATATGGTATTTAGATAAGGTTAAAGATTATTGGGAAGATACAACCACTATTAAAGGTAAGAAAGCAATAAGACAATCATTTGTATTAGAAGTACCAAAAGAAATATAAAAAGAAATATATACATATAATAATCTATAATATATAATAAATAATAATAAATAAAATATAACAAGGAGACATAAAATGAGTAGAATTAAAATGGCAATAACAGATAGAATACCTGATACTCCCGTAAGAGGAAGAAAATATCAAACCAAAGACCACAACATATATCCACATCCATCAGGTAAGGGATATTATGTTAGAAAGGTAATTAGTGGTAAGGTATGCTATGGTGGATATGCTGCCACATTAGATGAAGCAAGATCATTACGAAACAAATTCCTTCAAGAAAAAGGATTAGAATAATGGGCTATTTTGAAATATTAGTAATAGGTCTTTTAATAGCCATCCTAATAAAAATATAAAAAATGAAATTAATTAATTATACAATTCCTGGTAGATTTCATCTTATCATAAGAACAAACTTATTTTATATTACTGTTTGGTTTCGTGATAAAAGATTTCATAAGTGCTGGATGAATTATAAAGTGTATAACAATGCATAATAATAAAATTATGAATTATATAATAACACATGATGATACTCTGGAAGGCAGAAAGAACTATGCCTTCCTTATATTTGATTTATTTAATATGAATAAAGAAAAAATACCGCTAATAATAAAATCTGATCATTATGAAATAGAACAGAATTATCTTATAATATTATGTATGCTTTATGGTGATTTACCCAGCATATCATATAAAACAATAAATCAATAAATCAATAAATCAATAAATCAATAAATAAATACGAGAGATACATTACACCATTACGATGTTTCAAACAAGATAATACACAAGATAATAGATATAAGGAACCAAAATGTCATTTAGAACTGGTAAATTTATTAATAAACAACAGATTAATGACAACTGGAATGAACTATTTGGTAGTGTTGCTAAAAAAGAACACATAGAAGCATTTAAATTAAGATACCTTCACAATTATACCTATCAACACATTGCTGACACTTTGGGTTATGCTAATGCTGCTTCAGCAAGACGAGCTTCTTTAAGAGCATATGAACGAATTATTTCTGCTCAAGTAGATGATGTTGAAAAAGCCCGCATAGAAGCAATAGCCCGTCATAAAGATCTTATTCATGAACTCTACACAGAATTAGAAGATGACCACATAGAGATTGAAACTAAAGATGGTAATAAAGAACAATATGTAAAGAAGAAAGCCAAAAAAGAAAAGCTGGCCACCATTGATAGAATTATTAAGTTGGAACAGAACTTGGCACGACTTGAAGGTACTATAAGGGATGAATACAACACCGCTATTCAGATAAATAATAATAGTGGGAACAACATAAATCTATCCCACGAAGAAGCACTAAAACTATTAGAATAAGACATAAAGGACATAAGATGAAAAAAGAATACACATCAAAAGAATATTTAGAAGATATATTTAACCTACCAATAATTGATACACATCAAATGGTAGTAGACTTTATTAATAAGTATCACCTATCATATTTTAACCATCAACCAATAAACAACTTTACAAGGCGATTAAAATGACACAGGAAGAACATGAAGAACTGTTAACTCAAATAAAAGAAATAATTCAACTTGGTATTTTAGATATAGAAAAAGAATTTAAAGGTAATGCTAATGGAACATTTTATAAAAAGTTAGTAGATTATAAAAATACATACTATAACATATTAGCCTGTATTAAATTAAATAAAAGTCGCCAAGAACTAAAACATAAACTTAATAAGATGAGAGAAGATACAAAGTTATGAACCCTCTTCTAATATACATAACAACCGCCGCAATCTTTATTGGTATAATAACTTACCAATATTACAACAATCAATCACTTAAAGAAGAAAACACAATACTTAAAGAAGCTAATAAATTTTATGAAAAACAAATAAATATATTGGATGAAAGAGCTAAAAGAAACAACCAAATAACGGAAGATAGCAGAAAGGTACGAGACTTAAATGAAGAAGCAACTCCAGTTAGTCCTCGTATTGGTGAGTATGCTGACCGTATTAGGTTGCTCCAGAACAACTCTACCACAAATAAGTAACCAACTATTTGATTGTCCAGAAGAACCCTTAATACCCAATATAACCACTGATGCAGAGTTTATCAACTGGGTTGAGGATGTTAGAGTGGCTGGTGATATATGTAGAAACAACTTAAAGTCACTAAAGCCATTATTTAATAAGGAGTAATATATGAAACTAGATAATGAAGGTAAAAAATTTATCAAGAGTTGGGAAGGATTTAGAGCACAACCTTACTTATGCACTGGCGGAGTTCCTACTATAGGATGGGGAACTACTAAAGGTATTACTATGAATCATCCTGCTATAACAAGAGAACAAGCAGATATATGGTTTGATAGAGATATAAAAGTATTTGAAAATGCGGTGAATAAAGCAGTTAAAGTTGAACTAAACCAAAACCAATTTAATGCTCTTGTATCATTTACCTATAATGTTGGAATAGGTGCTTTACAAAACTCAACACTATTAAAAGTTCTAAATGAACGAGAATATTTAGAAGCAGCAGATCAATTATTAAGATGGAATAAAAGTGGTGGAAAAGTCACCAGAGGATTAGTAAGAAGACGAACTGCTGAACGAGAACTGTGGCTAAAGAAATAAACTAAACTAAACTAAACTAAATATATTATAGACATAATTTAAGCACCATAGATCTTTATGGGCACGAAAGGACATATATGAAATCAAAAAGCACGACACTTCATTGTGGCGATTCCGCCGAAGTATTAAAACAATATCCAGACAACTATTTTCACTCAGTAGGGTCATTCCTTTCAACATTAGAAGATAACACATCAACACTCTATTTTCACGAGATAGAACTATTTCATACAAGATACACCAAAAGATCAGATGGATGTTGGGAATGGAACCATACCCGTGATGGCGAAGGATATGGTATTTTCAAAACAATTCGTAGATGGAACAATGAGCGAGCACCCCGCATCGCATTAGAAATAGTTGGCAAAAAACCCAGAAATTCAAAAGAATTCGCTTGTCAAACATGTGATAATAAATGGTGTGTCAACCCCGATCATCTTTATTTAGGTGACAATAGACAAAACCAAATAGATGCTCGTTATAGAGGTCAGTTGGGTGATTTAACAAATAAAAGAAAACAAAAGATACAATCATTATCTGTACAAGAATGGCAGGAATGGTTGAAAAAGTTTGAGGGTAAAAGCGGTAAAGCCCTAGCCAATATGAACACCGCAATTAAATGGAGAAACGAAACAAAATGAAACAACAATCAATGAAAGGAGGATGCCCAGAGGGTTTCAGCCTACATTGCGGTGATAGTGCGGAGGTTCTAAAGAATTATCCAGACAACTATTTTCACAGTGTAGTCTGCGACCCTCCGTGAATCCGTATGGTATATCATTTTTAAATCGAGCTTGGGACCAAAACCAAGGAAAAGTAGAATTATGGCGAGAAGTTCATAGAGTGCTGAGACCCGGTGGATACATTATCGCATTCGCCGCAACCCGAACATATCATAGAATAGCAACCAATCTTGAAGATGTGGGATTTGAAATTAGAGATATGGTTGGTTGGATTTTCAGTTCAGGTTTCCCCAAAGCACAAGATGTGGGTCGTATAATACAGAAGCGACAGGGTGTTGAAGAAACGAGAGTAGTTCCAAAGGAAATGGCAACGGGTTCTGCTTGTTTAGCAAACTATCACGAGTTTGGTGATTTCGCTAACCCAGAAAGAAATCAAATAGTTCCACCCAGCCCAGAAGCAAAAAAGTGGGCGGGGTGGAAAACAGCATTAAAGCCCGCCCTCGAACCCGCTGTTATCGCAAGAAAGCCAATGGAAGGATCAACCGCAGATAACTCACTTGAATGGGAAACAGGTGCTCTAAACATTGATGGTAGTAGGATTGGTGATAAACCATATTCGTTTATGCCAGGATTTCATAAAAATAATAATGTCTTTGGATTTAACGATAAAGATAAAAAAGTTAAATTATCGGAAGGTGTAGGTAGATTCCCCTCCAACATTATAGGTGAAATACCGGAAAAGCAGGAAGCCTTCCTTCTACCGGTTGAAGATGATTTCGCTCACTATGCCTATGTTTCTAAAGTTGGAAGGGCGGAACGGAATGTTGGGTTTGATAATCTTCCAAATATAATAACTAATGGTGGTGGAACTTCATTTGTGGGAAGCCAACCAGACCCAAGAAAGGCAGTTGGAAATAACCATCCAACCGTTAAGCCAATCAGCTTAATGAAGTATCTAATAACTCTCGTCACCGTTCCGGGTGGTAGAGTTCTCGACCCTTTTATGGGAAGTGGTAGTACAGGTTGTGCGGCTAAAGAACTGGGTATGGAATTCACCGGCATAGACCTAAATCCTGATTATGTTGAAATATCCAGAAAGAGAATAGCGGCATGGAATCTCAAAGCACCTAAAGGGAAAAAAGAAACTGTTATCGAAAAAAAAGAAGTAGAAACAGACTTACCAAAGGATTTGTTTGAATGAGTCCGGAAGAACTAGCCATAAGAAAAAGATTAAAGCATGATTTAATTCATTATGCGGGTAAGTGCCTCACCATATCAACCAAAGACCAAAAACTACAACCATTTACAATGAATGAAGTTCAACTATATGTTCATAACCTACTTGAACAACAAAAGCAAAGAACTGGTAAGGTACGAGCAATAGTGTTGAAATCCCGCCAACAAGGCCTATCAACATACATTGGAGCACGATACTTTCATCAAACAACACACCGAATGGGAACAAGAAGTTTCATATTAACTCACCACAATGATGCAACCAATAACCTATTTGAAATGACTAAAAGATATTATGAAAACTTACCTTATCTAGTCAAACCAACAATACAGAAGAACAATGCCAGAGAACTGTCATTCGATAAGTTAGATAGTGGTTATAAGATTGCCACAGCAGGAATGAGAAGTATTGGTAGAGGAACAACCATACATTTATTTCATGGAAGTGAAACAGCCTATTATCAAAATGAAGATGAGATTATGGCAGGAGCATTTCAAGCAGTTCCGGATTCGCCTAATACAGAAATAATATTGGAATCAACTTCAGCAGGCCCAAGAGGAATGTTCTAT